AAAAAAAATTGAAACAACAGTCAAAAAGACTGATGAAGAAAAGAAGGCTGTAAAAAAATTGAAAAATGCTGCTAATAAGTTAAAAAAGAAGCTCAAAAAACAAGAGCAAAACAAATCAAATAAAAAACCTTTGTCTATTGTTGAAAAAAAACAACAAGTAGAAGTAAAGACAAATGTTAACATTGCTTCACCAATTTTAGTTGGTTTAGCTAATTTGAAAACAAATGCTGTCTCAGTAATTAATGAGACAAAAAATAAATTTTCAAATAGTTTTGGTCTTTTTGATGCTAAAACTAAAAAGAAATACTTAGTTGCAACAGAACATGGTATCGAAGGTGCAGAAAAAATGCACTTTTTAAATAGTGAGGGAAAAAAAATTTATGAAAACTTCACTCCAAATTGGGAAGTTTCAAAAGAATTGGACGTTTCTTATTGTTTAATTCCAGATGAAATTAAATTATTCACAATGACAGAGTTCAGAGGTGAAATATTAAAAGATATGCCAGTTACAATTGTTGGCAATACTGTTGATTCAGGTAAATATTCACATGTTTACTCAAATGGTAAAGTTACTGAAGTTGCTGAACATGCTATTAGGGCAAATTATTCAGCAAAAGCTGGTTCTTCTGGTTCTAAAATACTATATGAAACAAAAATTAAAGGTTCACAAAAATTTTTTGTGATAGGAATGAATAAAGCTGAACTACGTGATGCTGATGATAATATTTTTGTTCCAATTGGAAAAATTATGAACTTTATTAGACAAAAAAACTAATTGAGCATCCCGCTAGAGAGAGCGGTGGAATACTTGAAAAGTATTCTAATAATTTAAAAAAAATAAAAATTAAAAAAAATAAAATTAGTTCTTATGTTGCTCCAAATTATAGTTTAATCAAAGAATTAGATTATTATAAAACCATGATTTTAGGTAGAGCTAAGAATAAATTTGAATTTGAAAATTTTTTTAATTCACATAATTTATTAGAAACATTCAAGAGATATGAAATTTTTGTAACTGAAATGGCAAATGTTTTTCCAAAAAATATTTTAAGTAAGTTTAAACTAAACAATAAACAAGCTGAAATAATTGTCAGGTCTTTTATAAAATTTTTCACTTTTCCAACAAATGAAACTAAAAATTATGATACTTATTTTAATAAAGAAAAAATGGAAGCTAGTTTTGGAGTCATGAAGAGAGATCAATTCTCTGCAGACAAACAAATAAAAGATTTTTTCTTTGCTGAGTATAATTTTAAAGATTTTGATGATCAATTGAAATTAAATAATTTAAAAAAAGATTCCAAACAATTTAAAGAAAGTTTGCCAGAATTGGCAAATAGAACTTATATGAAAAAAAAAGATTATGATGCATTAGCAGTTATGACTGCTTTGATCATTAATTTTAAAAAATTTTGTAAAAAAGATGATTTCTTTAAGTTAAATCAAGAAAAAATGGGAACTTATGAAGATTATTTAGAAAAAATTAAAATACCCATGGAATTTATTGAAAAATATAGAAATTATTCATTAGATGAAATTTTTAAATATGGTTTTGATGACATGATTAATCTAGAAAATAAATTTCCAATTAAAATAAATTGGCAATCAAATGCTGGTTATCCACATTTTGAAACGAAATACGAAGTTTTAAAAAATGGATATAATGCTCTTAAAACTGAAGCGAGTTTGGCTTTCAAAATGAGAAGACCAGGTCAAGTAATGACGGTTTTCAATAAAGCTGAATTTAAACCAAAAGAAGGAAAATTGGAGTATAATTGTATGCGACCTGTGCTATGTTCTGATTTTGTAGAATTTATCGTACGTATGTATGATCAACAAAATTTCAACAAATATCTTGCAAACAATCATGAAGAACAATTGACTGCTAATGGTTTCAATTTTTTCTCACAAGTTAACAAGTGGCTTTTTAATATTTTAAAAAAGAAAAAAGAAAATGATTTATATGAAATAGGAGATTATAGCAAGTGGGATAATAGATTATCTGCTGAAATAATCACAACAATGAATATATGTCATGAACAGTTATATCTATTAAATGATATATCTAGAAGTGTGGAATTAGATTGTAACTATTTTAACATGGTTAATTCAAATCTAGTATTTAGTGATGGAACTTTACATACAAAATACTCGATGATGCAATCAGGTTTTGAATCCACGCTTGGTTGTAATTCTATTGCTAATAGTTTTGTTTCGTGTTATGCGGAAGCTTTAATTTTAAATAGATTGTTTGAAGTTGATGAAACTATTATAAGGATTAATGACCAAACACAATTATTTCAAGGTGATGATAATGTTAAAAGATTTGATGTTGAATTTTATAATTTAATAAAGGATGACTTTGGAAAAATTGTAAATAAAATGGGTAATGTTTATGTGACTAAATTGGTGACTGATATTAAAGAAATAGAGTTTTTAAGACATATTCCAATAATGTCTGATGGTCAACTTAGGATGACTAGAAGACCTTTAGATGTTGTATTTAAAATAATTTATAATAATTTTAATGAAAGAGACACAAATTTAGACATTGGAACTAGAGAAGGAAAAATTAAAAAACTCCAGTACTACAAAACAATTGGTTTTAGTATGTTACTTGAAGGTTTTTTTGACAGAAAAATTCGTGACATGATGTACGGTTTTGAAAGGAAAATCAATTCATTATATTATGAAATTTCTGGTGAAAGAATTTGTCCACTCTTACCTGAACCTAATAAACTTATAGACTTTGAAAAAGCTAGATTTTATGAAAATTTAAGATTGAATGAATTTAACTATTTTGATGATAAAAGAATATTAGAAATGTATGATGAAAAATTAAGAAAAAATCAAAATGTTTATGAAAGTGTTAATAAATTAGCTATCATGAACATAGATAAATTAAAAAAATATAGTTTGGAATTTGATTATGATATAGACATAAAACAAAGTTTTCATTATAAACAATTTGATTACGATAGTGCTATGTCTTTACGATCAAAAAATAGGGAATTGAGAAGAAGATCAAAAGAAAATTATGTATCTAGACAATATATATTTCCTTACAAATTATATAAAATGGAAAGTGTTGGAGAGTTGAAATGTAATTATGTGCTTGGAAAATACTACAATTTATGGAAAGAAATGAAAGTTTCAACCATTTTAGAAATTGGAGGTCATCCAGGTGGTTCTACATTGATATTGGCAAGAGTTTTTTCTTTAAGTGGTCAAACCATTAAAAGTTATTCACTTTATCCAAGAATTGATGAAGAACGACAAAAAATGTTCTACTACCATTACTTGAATAAAAAAGACAAATACCCAGTAATCAACAAAAAAGTTGACATAAGCTTGGCAAATATAGAAATTAAACAAAAATACGATTTTTGCTATATGGATATGTATCCTACAGGTGAAACTTATAATCAACCTGAAATGGAACGTAATTTTCTAAATAGTTTAAATAAATATATTGTTGATTTTGAAAAAAATCAAGCTTGGCCAGGTATAATGTATATAAAGTTTCCAACATTGTTATTGAAAGACACAAAAACAATAATAATCAAACTTTGCGGCCATTATACAATATTTGAACTAGTCAAGATCAAATGTACTGGAAGCTGGAATTCTGAAGTATTTTTATTTTTAGCAAAAAAAAAGAGAATTCACTACTGAAAATAAAAAAATTATAGAAGAAAATTTTGATCAATTTAGAAATGCAATTGGACAAAGAATCTTTAAAATGGAGCAATTAAGAGAAAGAGCGAAGTTACTAGATTTAAAAAATCCATTGCAAAATGATGTCAAATTTCAAGAAGCGTTTAGAAGAACGTGTATAGTTGATAATTTTGATGTCTAAGTCAAATCGGGACTTTAATTAAAA